ATCGTAAGGGTAGTCTGGTGGTAGATATTGCGATACAACCTTTGATAATAATTTAAATTCATCCTTCATGGCCGCATAACATCTTTTGTGTATGGCAGACATGACCCTTGAACCACGCTCTAGTAATGCAACTGTAGTTCCAACTGCAGCTGCCTGGTTACCATCACCTACTTGCATATCAGCAATAGCCGCGAATCTCTGACCAGCTGATACAACTACACCTAACAAATTTAATAATGTTGGTGAAGGTTCTTTGTATGGTAATGGAAAGAAAGCATCTCTTAGATTACCACCTGGTGCATCCACATCTTTAAATTCACCTGGTTGTATTGGAGCTGCTTCATCTCTAACTCTAACACCTCTCTGTTTAAATCCTGCAGGTAAGTTTGATAATGTTCCTGCGTCTAACAATTGACGGAGAGCCGCCGTTGCCGTACGACTCAATCCGCCAATCATNTGAATGAGTCCAAAGCCATAAAATCCTAGTCCTGGCAGAAATTTGAAGTGGACGAAATATTGGATCTTACGTTTCTTTAGATCATTGGGCGCGAAGTTCCTTCTNATTGAAAGAACTTTCCTATTACCTTCTTCAACAGTTACGATGTAAGGTAATTTTATTCCTGTTGGTTGCCCATCGGCACCAACTTCTTCGAAACCTTCTAAGTCTAAATTAACATGACACTCTAACAATGTGTAAACTGGCTCGTTCTTTCCAGTTTTCTTTGCACCTTCTAGTTCACGTTCTTTTTTTGCAAGTTCATCATTTGTATCTGTACCTGGAGGTCCAAGTTCTACATCACGATAAAAACCATTAACTTGTTGTTTTCTTAATTCGTTTTCAGAAATTTTAATTGTATGAATAACCGCTTCCGCATCATCTAATGAGGTAGCTGTGTACGGAACGATTAATTCATCTGCAGGTACAAACTTAGAAACTGCTCGTCCCATGTTTGTATCATAATAAACTTTTTTAAAAGTAGATCCTGCTAAAGGTAAATGAAATAGCATTGAGTCAAACTCTGCTTCATACTCTTTCATTTGATCCATAACTAAATAATTCATAAAGTCTTTAACACGTGTTGCTTGCTGTTCTGTTGCAGGACTTTTAACACCAATAATTTGTGTTCTAACAGGTCCATCACCTGGTAATAATTCTTTGTAAGCTTGTGCTTGGAACTGAGTAACAGCTTCTGCCATTACAGGGTGTGTTGCACCACTTGCTCCTTGAAACGGTTCAGTTCTATTTTCATATTTAAATCCTAAAAGATCTAAACCTTGTATGTAGGATTGCTCCCATTCTTTTCTGGAAGTTTTGTAATCCATATAATTTTGTGTCATCTCGCTGCCGATTGGCTCTAACACATCATCTGGTAAAATATCTGCTAGGTTATCAAAGTGTGATTCTGTTCCCGGTATGTTGATAGCTCCCGGTTCAAAGTCGATTGTTGCACCACCATCTTCTTCAGGTACAACTTCAATTGGTCCTTTTTCTGGTTGTTCTTCCTGAACAGTAACTTCTTGTATTTCCTCTTCTGAAGGAACTTCAAGTTTAGTACGAGTGTTCGGGAGTCCTTTATCTATATCTGCCATTTATACTCCTATCCTTTCCTAACACGTTTTAATAGACCTTGCAACCCTTGTGAGTTTGGTCCTGATTCTGGTGGTGGGCCTTGATCTATTCCTGCTAATTTAGCAATACCACCGCCTGCTGCTGAAAATTCACTAAATGCAAACTCATCACCTTTTCTTGTAAGCTCTTGTCTTTGTTCTGGTGACATTTCTTTTAATTCACCAATTCTTTTTTTAGTAAACTTACCAAGTTGATATGCACCTTCTGCTCCTAAGCTGGCAATACCAATTGGTGATGCCACTCGTGCTATACGCATAGCCATTTTAGGATTAAAACCTAAATTAAATAATCTTTGTGCAGCTCCCATCTTTGCAGATTGTTTTACAAGTGATGGTGCAAAAGCTGCTTCCGCTGCAATACTTGCTCTATCAATAGATGATGTTGGATCAACACCAAAACCTGCAGTTAATGCTGCAGTGGAAAGTGGGGTTGGTATAGTTTTAAAAGCTTCTTTTAAAATACCTGGGTTAAACATAGGGTTTGCGCTTAGTTGTGAACCAAATACTTTTTTTGAAGTATTTGGAGTTTTTAAAGTTTCATTAAATGTTTGTATGGGTTTATTTTTAACCTCACTTAAAAAATAATTTTTATTTTTATAAACGTTCTCTATATTTTTTAAAGATTCGTTTGAAAAATTTTTATAATTTAATTTGTTAAATTTTACTCCTTTATTTATTTTAGGAGATTTAATATTGTACTCATTAGAAAATTTTAAAGAATCTTTATTAAAATTTTTAATCGCTTCATCTAAAGACATTTTTTTCTTTTTATAAATAACTGATTTTTTATCCTCGTCTATTGCATTTAATAATTTTGATAAAGGTAAATCTATTATATTTTTTTTAGCTTGATTAGCCTCACTAGATATAAGTTGATATGCTTCTGCATAACCAGGTGCTTTTCTAGAAACACCAGAAAGTCCAAAAATTTCATCTAGTTCAAAACCTTTTTTAGTAAGGTTACGTCTTTGAGTTTTAAATGTTCCTGGACGTAAACCTAATAAATTATCTATAGCATCAAAAAGAAGATTTCTTTTAGTCCCTGAAGAAAACTTAAACTCCCCTGTATCAATTCTATCTATAATATCATTGATAATTTCTTGATTAGGTAATTTCATACCTTTTGGTTTATATCCTCCCTCTAGAGCTCTTAGATATTTTTTAATATCATTATCTACTTGATTCATAAGGTCTGCTTTACCTGCTGCATCGGCTTTATCGAAAGCGTCTCCATATATTCTTCTAGTTAACTCAGGGCCTCTTTCAACATCTGGATCAAATTTAAATTCTTCATTAAGAGCTTTTATTACTTCATCAGAAGATTTTAATTTAGCTTTAACTCTTTTTTTTCCTTGTTCACTCGCTATTATTTTTCTCTCTTCTTTACCTAGTTCATCTAGTAAGCCTCCCTTATAAGGAGCTCCCTGCCCCGACCCTTGTCTTTCTCCTAGAGCCTTAGTAATTATAGAGTCTGCGCTTGTTTCTGGTAGGTTTAATTCTTTTTTAATTATTGGACGTGAAACATACTCACCTTTTTTTAATTTATCTAAAACAAAATCTTTAACTTTTTTTTTAAGAACGTTAGCATCCGCTAAATTCATTTGAATACCTTGTTCTGTTTTTAATTTTCTAACTGTTTCGTTAAATTTTTTAATTGTTTCTTTTGTAACATTATCAAATGTAGCTTTTGAACCAGAACCTTTTCCAGGATTGAATTTAATACCTGATTCTTTAAGAGCTTGTCTTATAATTTTAGGAACAATTTTATTTTTTTGACCGGGGCTTAACTGTCTTCTTAAATTTTGTGCAGTAGTTCCTGTTTGTTCTTCACCAAATTCCATAAAAGAAAGACCATCAGCAAATCCAATCCGCCCACCACGAGCCATTGAAGGCCTAGTTAAGTATTTCATCATTTGTGAAAATTGGTCAGGTCTCATTACTCTCCTAACATGCCAGCGATACCACCTGCTGCGAAATTATCTGTCATATCGTAGCCTAATTTTTTTAAACGTGACATCATTTTTGAATCGTCACCTGTTTTTAAAAAATCATCATACAAATCTAGTAATTCAAAATCACCTGTAGCTCCTGCTGCGTTTTCAATAAAATCTTTAAAACTTCCAAAGTCACCTCCGCCTCCAAGATCATCTTCTGGATCTGGATCAATACCTATTCCTTTTTTAGCTTTTTCTAATTCTTCCATAAGTTTTCTAATTCTTTTCATTCTTTCTTCAATAGTCATTGTAATACCAGTCAGACTATCATCTTCACCATTGCCTTCTTTTAAACCTATACGACCACCCATAGCTTTTTTAATTTGTTTACCACCCATAATACCTTTAGATGTATCAATGACGTTGCCTTCTAGATCGACAACTTTTTCTAAATCTTTTAATTTTTGAGAAGCTTCTTGTTTAATTTTTATTTTCTCAAGACCATCTGGATCACGGCCCATAAATTTTCTAAAACCTCTAGTGAGCTGTACAATGGCTTCTGCAAGTTTCATTCCTGGTCTAATCATTAGTTCCCTATTTTTTTGTAAGTATTCTATAACCTTTTCTTACAGCTGCTTCATCAAGAGGTTTATTTTTGTAAGATTTAATAAATTTTTTAAAATTCTCTTGTCTTTGCTGTATAGTAGGTTCTGGTTTTTTTGTGCCTGAATTAAATTTTTTTCTCATTAATAATATTTCCTTTTACGTTGCTCGACTTTTTCATCTACATAATCTTCAGGGTGTCCAATTAAACCTCCCTGTCTAAATCTCATGATAGCCTGTGTTGTAGAATCTACAAGGTCATCATGATCACCATAAGGGAAAGCCGCACATTCTTCAATGACGTCATCTGCGAATTTCTGCTCAGGCGCCCATATCATACCAGATTCAAATAAAGGTGCAACAGCATTTACACGTGCGTGCTTGTCGTTTCCTTTTGATGGTGTAAAATTCACCACTGGTATATCCATTTTTCTAAGCTCGTATGTCAGTGGTAAACCCGATGCTTTTGACTCAATAATAACCGTTTCAGGCTTCCAATAGCCATACTGTTCTAAGGCCAAACGCCTTAGCTCTGGGAACTCATATCTACCTTTTATGGCATCTAACAGTATCAGGCTAGCTCCCTCGTCCTCTGAGGGGTAAAATATACCCCATGTAGTGATTGCAGAGTAATCTGCTGTTTCTTTTTTTAGAAAAGCTGTATCGTAAGATTGTATGACATGATAAAGCTGAGGTATCTCTTCACCTGTATAAGTCCTCCACCACTCACGTTTTAATATGGCTCCTTCTTCTGCTGTTGGATTTTGCATCCACTGTGCATTCCATTTGCCCGTGGGCAGTGTTGCTTGGACCTTCTCAAGCTCATCTAACTTCCAATACTCCGGCCATACAGGAGTAGCTTTGTTTGATCCGTGGTCCATGATTGCTGGAAATTCAACCACGTGCCACTGATCTGCTTTAGGTTCCGATTGGTTCTTGACCAACATACCTGTCAAATCTTTTGTAGTCCAACGAGTCATAACTAAAATAATTTTACCACCAGGTTGTAAACGTTGCCTAGGACCTGATGTATACCACTCATAAGCTGACTCCATGGCTGTAGGTGATAGTGCATCTTGTTCAGAATGTGGATCGTCAATGATTAATAGGTCAGCACCTCTACCTGTTATCGCACCACCTACACCAGCAGCAAAGTATTCACCACCTTGAGATGTTTCCCAACGTCCTGCTGCTTTACTATCTTCTTGTAGGGTTGTTTTAAAAATTTTAGAATAATCTTCTGAGTCAATTAAATTTTTTGCCTTACGACCAAACCTTATTGCAAGTTCTGCCGTGTGAGTTGCTTGAATGATCTTTAACTTTGGCTCACGGCCCACCATCCATGCTGGTAGAAGATAAGATGCAAATTCAGATTTTGTATGCCTAGGAGGCATATTAATGATCAATCGGTTTATTTCACCCGTTGCTAATTTATTAAATTTATCTGCAATGTGTCTGTGATGGGACCCCTCTATAAAGTCGGGCCATACACATTTGACAAAAGATAAGAAGTCATCTTTAGCTTTATTCTGTATCTTTTTTTCAGCAAGCAGAAGTTGCATCTGCTTGAAGGTCTTACGAACATCTGCAGGTAATTTTTCTATATTTACCTTATTCAA